AAACTTTAGCTCTACAAAACTAAATCGTCCGGCCTCATCGCCAATCAAAAGGTCTGGTATGCCCTGACCCGCCCAATTCTCAATGCGTGTTAAGGAAAGACTAGGCCTTATCCTTTTCGCCGCCGTCCTCATCTGTTGGTAGAACGCTGCTTCCGTCTTCATCTTCGATGGGGGTAATGTCAATAATGTCTGGGCCATTGATTTCTTTCATATCCTCAAGAGCTTTCAAAACATCTTCCTTGCTCATACTGTCTATACTGCCATGCCTGATTTCCGACTTGCTGACGTATATGTCTCCCTGCGCTTGGCCCCGACGGTACTCAGCCTGCACGGCGGCACTGTACGCGCCGTTTTCGAGGGCCATATCGCGTATTTTCTGTAGGTCACGAACATGTCTGGCATAAGTAATGCTAAACTTTTCGTCCAACTCAGCACGGTAGCGTTTGATTGCGGCTACGACGTGCGGGGATTTGTGTGGGTTGGTCATTTCATACGCACGGGTATGGGCAGAACCTTCGGGGTATCCCGCACGAACAGCGGCTTCCCGATAGGTAACCATGCCATCGTTACTGACTAGCTCTTTAACAAAAAGCTCTTGCCTACGGGTCAAAGCTCTATCAGCCGTAACGTATTTCCTGCCACGCGGATCAGAGCGGTTGGCTTCTTTTTCTTCGGCACTGATTTGGGGGTGGTTCTTGGGCCGTAAAGTCCGCTTCTTTTTTATAGTTGCTGGAATAGTTCCATACGCTGTTTCAATTTTACCTGCCATATAAGCCCCCGAAAAGAATAACTGTTCAAAGGTTTATACCGCAACCTATTATATACACCAGAATTATATTTTTAATTTTAAAAAGATTTCAGAAGCGCTTAACGCAAAACCCTTGAAGTAAACACAAAGGCTGTAACCTATACCTTTGGTGTACCCCCCACCAAGCTTTGGTATGGTGGGAGGATATATGGGGGAGCTAGACAACGTTTTTTTTCATTAATTTCAAACGCTTATACTAGGCCCCCCATTTATAGCGCCTCCCCCGCCTCTGAGTTTTCGTTTTTTTTTTTTTTTTAATTTCAGATGCCCCATATAGGGGGGCCGTGGCCCGCGGTCCGTGTTCTACCCTACCCGACCTCATTTTTTTGTTTATAATTAGGTACTTACGCCGAAAGGCCCCGACTAGGGGGCCTCACACTTTTGCATCTAATCCCCACATTTTCATCACAAGGTTTTTAAATTATGTCTTTTCTCCCGTGCATCATGGAATGATACGAGGCCTGCACATTCGTAATACGTGTACATTACCCAGCCGTTGGGGAATGTGTAGGACCGATAGGGTCCGTGATCCGCGTCTTCTCCAACGCCTTCGACGGCGTTGTGGTATCCTTCTGCGTCTTCGTTAAACATTTCAGCCCTTGTCCCAAATATCTGCGTCGATTTTAGTTGCTTCTTGAGCAATACAATTATTTAACGCCACGAAAGTTTTGTTGATGTCATTATCGTAATCATCAAAGCTGAAAAAAGTACAACTTCCATTGGATGCAGAAAATATCCAAGGGCGCTTGAGGTACACTCCGCAATCATTTTCCTCAATTAGTACCTGATCAATAATCTTGCGGTACTTTGGTTTAATCCAATTTAAGTTGTTCATCTGTCGTTCTCCCATCTTCCTTGACCTGTTAATCTCAGTGCTTCATCGTCCGCATCATAGAAGCCATCTTCAAGTTCTTTTCGAATAAAGCTGACGATGCCTCGGAGGCTGTCATCCTGAAAGCAGACAACCGTGGCCTGCGTTGTTGACCAGCACATTAGAGGGGGGGCATCAAACGTAATATCCCAGCCCCCCCCATCAAGCAAGCTATCACGCGAAGCGTCAACCTCGACGCCGTGCGGGGCGCATATGGCCCGTAGTTTTTCGATGGTTTTGTTCATCTGTCGTTCTCCTATAAACATAACGTAGGAGCATCTTACCACAAGTATGGGATAAAGTAAAGCCCCCTAAATCGAGACTTTCCAGCACCGTTCTCCGTGAAGCCAGATAAACATTAGGAGGCCTTTGCGTCGAAGTGTTTTCAAATATCCGCGGACGGCGCACAATTTCATACGGGATTTTCTGGCTATTTCGTGTTCCGTGAACCACCGTCCGTTACTTAGGACTCTGAGTATTGGTTTAAATCCAATGTCCATATGTTCGTAACTCCCTGACGTATCTGTCTAGTTCATCTGCGGCGGCGAAGTAGTTCTGCGAGGCGTTGGGTGAGGAGTCTCGTTTGAACCTATCTTCTTGGCATCTATCGACACGTTGGCGCAGGAATTTAAGTTCTGACTCTTGTGCGGGACTAAGGTCTTTATGGATTCTGTCCAAGTCAGCTTTTTGCATTGACTATTCTTTCTAGGAAATTGTTTGCATCTGTGATGGCTTCACATTTCTTTTCGATTTGCGGGTAAGCTTGTTCTCCCAGCGACACGGTGGTTGCCAGCATTATGGAGGACCAATTGTCGGTCATATCGTAGGCAAGGATAATGTGTGGCAGGATGGTTGATATGTCTGCGGGTGAGCATCGTTTTGGCAGGGCTTTAAGCAGATTATCTAGTACGGTTTGCAGTTCATCTTGTGTCATGGTTGTTCTCCTGTATGGTGGGGGTGTGGGTCAGCCAACGTTAACCGAGGATTGGTTTTCGCGTTGCCGAATGCGCTAGTTCACTGCTGACCCACTTTATTCATCATCCCCTGCGAAGGTTATTTGATACCGGCGCGCTTTACGCCGCGTTTGTGCCCGAGACAGGCCCAAGGTCCGCGCTGCGTGTTCTTGGGTTAGTCCTTGCTGGGATAAGTGTAGTAACTCTTGCGCTCCTTTGGAACGTTTTATATCGCTAAGTCGGGGTCTTCCGCCGTTTTGGTTGGGTATTTTCACACCAAAGTTTGATGACCGTCCATTATTATTTCGGATCATTTCCGCGTTTTCAATTTTTGCTGTTGCTTTCATTTGTTCTAGTGGTGTCACGTAACTCTCCCAAGTAATTTTCTAACAAACGTTTTAGTGCCAACGGCGACTTTGCTTTTACTAAGTTTCGCAACCGTAGATTTTCATCGCAAACCCGTTGGTATTCTTCACGGTTAATCATGTTTATTTCCCCCCATTTAGTCATCGTTATCTACCTTGCCCGTACCGTTACAATATTCGCACGGGACGGTTTTGGTATCAATATATCCATATGGGTTAGTGGTTGATTGGCGAACAGGAACGTCTATTTCTTGTTCGCCAGTGCTGTTGCATTCGGGGCAATCAGCCATAGTGGCCCGCGGCCCACGCTAGGAGTGCTACGACGGCTATTACAGCGCCGTACACGGCTGTTTTTGGTATCTGTATTTCGAAGTAGTTCTTTGGCGGCGTTGGTGTTGGCGTCAGACTAAGGGCTAGTTTCTTGGGGCTCAACGGTTCTACTTTTTTGCGGGGCTGGGGCGGTTCTTCGTCGCGGATGCTAGTGACTTTTAGTTTGGGCAGAACTGGGTCAAAGTCATATTCTGTACCAAACAGTGCGTTAAGCCCGGGCTCTAGTTCTTTGGCGAGGGTTTCGCGAGAGGTTGTTTTTGGCCGCGCTGCGCGTGTGATGTTACCGCGTTTAATTTGTACGGCTTTTGTTGAACGGCCCAGCTTCTCGCCTATGTCGTGGTCAGAAACGCCTTGATTGTGTAAGTCCAAGACGGTTTGTATGTCCTTGCCGGACCAACCCATTTTTTCGTTGGAAAGTTTTTTCATGTCTGATTCTCCATTGTTGTGAATGTTGTAGCGTCTTTGCCGGACTGATTTAACAGACCGCTGAAGGTGTTCTGCAATGTCGTGGTCAGAAAACCCGTCTTGCCTAAGCGTTATAAGTTTGACGGTTTCTTCCACCGTCCACGTTCGTTGCGCCCGTCTTTCGGGGCCTTTTACTGAAAGGGGTATCAATTCTTGTTCTCCTTCTGCTCCGTATGTACGGGAGTATATAAGAACATATGGGATGTAGTCAATAAAAAACCCCAGACCGCCCGTAACGATCTGAGGTTCATGTTTATTTGGAGAACAAACATATCATCAAGGATGATTAGGTATGGTTATCCCATATAGTCGCTTACGTCAAGCGTTCTCGGCAGCTTTCTTCAGCTTTGTCTTGGTTGATTTTAGATTGGCATAGTGATCGTACATGCTTCTCAGTTGTCCACTGATTGTGCGGCCTTCAACAGCCGACAACTTCTTTAGTTCTGTGTAAACTTCGATGGGGACGAGTACACTTTTCCATCTGGTAGTATCCATGACATGCGCCTTTGTAAGATTTTCTGGGATTATATAAGAGTTCCAGTGGGGGCGCAATAAAAAAACCCCCCACGTCGCAGTGCGAATCCTAGCCAGTGGGGGGCAGTTACAGAAAGAGGTGTCATCAACATGCCTCGCCCCAGCTTGGTCCAATTTCAACGTCGCAAAGGCTTGGTACGTGTAATGGTACAGCATTCTCCATAATACG